TAATCAGTAGGTAGATCAAAGTCTTCATGATCCGCATAAAGGTCAGGAGTTACTACATCGTCACTATAATCTAATACAGTGAGTATACGTAAATCATCAACTCTTTTTTGCGCACCGTGAAGACCCTGTTGTTTAGGATCTGATAAACTCCAAAAACGTTGTTTAACAAAACGTTCTTGCATTTTATTCAAAGCAAAATCTAACTCTTCCGGCAAAAATGTGTCGAATGAGTTAGAGGCTACTTTTTGTAGACCTTGTTCTACCGCGTGATGCATTTCTTGTACAGTCATTAACTATATGATTTGAGACGTGCTTTTAAAGTTGTATAAATATTAGAGTTCTTTTTATCTTTAAGATATAGAACTGCTTCTTCTAAACTATCTCCAATAGCTTCGTCTCCATTTAAATATGTATTTCCTACCTTACGTAGTACATCATTTGTTAAACAATCTTGTACAAACGCTTGGTGCTCGATGTTTTTATCTTGAGCATACATTAAAAATTGTGTAGGATCTGCATCTAATTCAGTCTCTAGAGTTATTTCTCTTTGAGCTTCATCCATAGATTTAGGACTATATCCATACACCATTAACAGCTGATTAACTTTTGATTGATCTGCTGTAAGTTTAATAAACTCTTTGTACGCTTCTTTACGCCTTTTGACATTAGAAAGTTTTTTCACCTTCTCTATCTCAGTATCGTAAATATAATATTTATACCTACGGTTAGTGCTAATAGCTTGCTCATTCTCTGCAACATAGGGATGAGCACACGCAAATTTGTAACGTACATAATCCATTAAATTAGTTGGATCACCATCTTGGTCTAAACCAATTTCTAACTTTGTACCTGTATTTTCTACAAGAATAGTTAGGTTCTGAAAGTATTTTTTTACTTCCTTTTGAAAATTAACATCTTTAGAATCGACTCCGATTATTCCTGGTAAAAGTTTCTTTTGTTCACCAAAAGTTAATCCTGTATTTAAATCTCCATTAGGTCCAAAAGTTGATCCTATCTTACGTTTTGCTTCTGCATAAACGTGATCAGGAAGATTGGTTGCATTGCCTCTTCTTTTAATTATTACTGTTTTTATTGCCATAATTTTATAATTTACTAGTTAAAAAAATAGTAAACCAGGGGATATAAAATATCCCCTAATTCACTAAGTTAAGTATTATGATTTAACACACTCTAAATGCAAACAGTTTGTAGCACGTCTTATTGCAATTCCGCACTCTTTCATAAAGTGTACAGATGCACCGTCTACGTCATTTGCTCTTAGGGAGTTTCCACCATTGAATCCTGGAGGGACACTTGCTCCGGCTACTGCCCATCTAACAAGTTCTCTTCCTTTTCTAGAAATCATTTGAACGTTTTTCTGACCGTCATATGATGACATATCTAAGAAAATCATTCTGTATGATTCTAAAGGTAGTCCTGTCACTGGATGTTTTGGACTGTTTAATGCTCTAGCACCGTGATCAAATAAAGGTAAATGTCTTACCGTAATTACGTGACCATCAATGTGCTTATAAGAAGTAAAGAAACCTCCGAATTGTAAAGCGTTACTTCCACCTGACATAAATGCACCAGGATCTGTGTTCTTGATATAAGAACCTGAAGCTAGCTCGTCTTTCATTGCGTTATCAAATTCTTCCATACCACCTAATCCAGTAAATAGAACAATGTTCATGTCTTGTGCATCAGAAGCTCCATATAGAGCGTCTCTTACTACAGACTTGATTTTTGTAGCTGTTAAACTAGAGTAAGAATCAACATTAGGAATTTGCTCGATAACACCAGCTCCTAATGGAATTGGTTTGTTGTTATCATCTTTAAGAGCAATAGTTCCGTCAGTAGATCTATTGTATTTAGAATACCATAATGCATATTCTGTTTCTTCTTTCCATCTTAACATGTGTTGATATTCTTCGAAGTCGTACCATAGGTTAGTCTTCTTTCCGTCAACATTAAATTCAAAATTAACCACTCTGTCAGGCATATTTCCTTCATATCTGTAGGATTTTCTGATTAGAGAGATTTGATTTCTCATTTTAGATGGAGCAACCCAGTTACTTTCGTTACCAACTGATCCGGAAATAGCAGTAGGTGCAAATAATTGTACCCATTTTTTGTCTGCTACATCGCCAGATGCTACTGAATCAGTAGAATCAGCTGTAACTAATTGTAAAGTGTATACCCAACCGCCATCTGCTTCATATGGATCTTCCATAATTCTAGCTTGGATTCCTCCTTCACTTTCAATAATGTATTGCTTGATGAACCATTTTTCATCGAACTTAACTTTAAATCTAGTGGAGTTTACTCCGGAACCGCTAACTAGAGCTGAAGCTCTTACGGTTTTGTTTAGTCTACCCATTACTGGATAGTCGTACTCAATGTCGTTGATGTAATTTACAGCTCCTACTCCTTCTGTTAGAAAAGAAAGAGGAAACCTCTTGTCTTCTTTTCCAGCTAAATGAGTAATTACCGGTGAAAGTACATCAGGCTGAGTCATAAGGGCGTTCGCTAACGAGTTTTCGTCAGTCATACCCTCAGCGTTGAAAATGTCTTCGTATAAACGAAGTTTTTTAGCGTTATCTGCTGCCATGATAAATATAAATTAAAAGATTAAAAAAAATTAAATTAACTAAATAGCTTGTCTAAAGAAGGTACACTGGCTCTCTTTTGAGACTTATTATACGATCCTTTATTACCCTTCATTCTTCTAGTTGCCGTTTGTGTATTCGATTTTAATTTATTTTTCAAATTCACAGCCTGCCTTGTGGTTGCTTTGGTATTTACGAGTTTAGATAAATCAAGACCCTTATAAATAAGGAATTCCATAGCTAATATAGACTCTTGATCCATTTTCTCTCTATCTAATAATCTTTGGCTTTTTCCTTGTGCGTCCACTGGTTGTGCCATCCAATTATAGAATTTTTTCTTCTCGCTTTCTGGAATAGTAAAATCTCTAAGTTTGCCTTTGTTAATAATAGAGCTTATCTCATTCCAGGTTTGCTGAGTTTGTTGTGCAGCTACTTGAGCATCTTGTTGTTGTTGTTGTATCAACTGTTTTTTATTTCGCTCTTGCGTTACCGCTAGTTTATTTACAGCTCTAGATGCATTTTTATATAATAATTTAGCATCCTCGTAATCTTGAACAGTATCAGCAATTTCTTCTGGTGTATATCCTTGTTGACCTAAAAACGTTTCGACAATTTTTTTCTGCATGCCTACGTCTTTTTCGTCTATTTTTAAAGTATTAAAGTCTATCTCTTTTGCTGCGACTTTAAAATACTTTTCAGGATCTCCTCCAGATACTCTGTAATTCAAATATTCCTGAATATCAGGAAAAGATGAAAATACTGATTCAAATTGCTCTTCTGCCATTTTTGTAGCTGCTGCTTTGGTTAAACCTATGATTCCATCATAGTCATCTCCAAATTCTCCATCAATATCATATCCTAATCTATCTTTTAAACTTTGGATAATTGTTGGCTCAGAATCTTCTTCAGACTCAGAGTTTTCAGCTACTGGTTCTTCAGTGGCATCTATAACAGGCTCTTCAACACTCTCCTCAGATTGTGTTTTTTCCTGTACTTCTTGTACTTCTTCTGTACTTCCTGTTTCTTCTGTTGCTTCAACAGTTTCTTCTACTTTTTCCACAACCGGTTCAGGTTTTGGATCTGTAGAGTCAGGGATTTTTTTATCATTTAACAAATCACTTACAGTGACTTTTGATAAATCTAGGTTCTCTTCTTTATTACTCATGTTTTACAAAATTAATTAAATTATACTAGTTTCTATTTAAAATATATATGGTTTACAGTTACCTTTATATATAGTCTTTTTATTGTTTTTTAGCTACTATTTTTTTCTGTGCAGCTATTTTTTTCTCTTCAATATCTTTTTTATTTCTTATTTCTTCTTTTTTAACTTGTAGTTTCTCTCTTTCGAGTTGTACTTTAGCTAAATCTACTTGATCATTCACTCCATTATCGTTCATATCTTGGTCAATGGCTTTAGATGCTACTTTTAATTGTTCTATTTCCATTTTACTATCTCTATCCTTTTGATTTTCAGAAGCTTCAAATTGTCTAGCTGCCTCTTGAGATTGAGCTTGAGATTGTAATTGTTGTGATTGCATCTGTTGAGCTTGTTGTTGTTGAGCTTGTTGTATTTCTTTCTCAAGCTTATCAACTTCTTGTAATTTTGTTTTAATTTGTGCAAAGTTATTTCCTTCTAGAATTTCTGCTATAGTACCAGGTTGACTTCCATTTTGAGCAAATGATAATGTTAATTGTTTTAAAGCTTGTAACTTATCTTGTTCAATTGAGTTATTTTTAACAAACACACCAAACTCTGCTTCTTGGAACATTCCTGGATCTACATCTAATATAGCTTCTCTATAATCACTAGTAATATATTGAGTTTTCTTTCCATCTTTCCAAGCAACTTTTGATGTATCTAGTAAACCATTAAACTCTCGTTCAGTAAATTTATCAAATCTTCTAAATAACTCTTCGGTCATAACAGAAGATTGAAACACAGCTCTTTCTGTTGCTCCAATACCATCAGATGCTTGCACTTGTCCTTTTCTTTGTCTAGATATTCCTACAAGCTCTTCCCATTCTTGTTTTACAGATTGTAACAATTGGAATTGTGCAGCTATGTATTGACCTAAACTCATATCTAATACTTGAAACTGATTAAAAGAAACTCTTTCTCCTCTTTTACCTTCTGCAGTAGAATCTATAAATGCATAACCCATTGCATCAGCATAATACATAAACTTTTCTTCATCCCACCCATGTCTTTTAGGAATAGTGTTCATTTCCATTAACATTATCTTATCCTTATTTTTAGCAATAGATAGTTCTAGTCTATAATGAAATATGTTATACAAGATCTGGTAGGGTACGCCCATGGAAACTATGGATATTTGATCCGAGTGTCTATTTGAGTAGATTCTTCCATTGTAGGGGAGCTTACAAATTGAAAGATTAGACATTTCGTTTCTCTGTACTTGATGGGGTCTGATGTTAACAAATATGTCACCATCTATTCTATACCCTTCCCAAACCTGATTAACCCAAAAATATTCTACATTTTCGTTAGATTCTGAATCTACTTTATATGTTTCGTCAACAACCATACTTTGTTCTTGACCCATATCATCATAGTAAGTTAGTATTCCTACACGCGTGAAGGACTTCCATGTTACATGTAAGACTTCTGCAAATCTTTCTGTATCCTCAGTAGAAGAATATTTATTGCTAAAAGGAGACACTATACCAGTAGTTGTTTTTTGAGATGGATTTTCTAAACGATCTATTTCAGAATCTTTCAATACATCATAAAAATTATCTAGAATAGCATTAATACTCATCATCTTACGTCTTACACACCAATCACCATCTTCTATAAACTGAACATCTGGTGATTTTTCATAATCTATATCCAAAGGAGATACAACTTCATATTCTACATCATCCATACAAATATCTTTATATGTATATACTTCTCCGGATACTAACCAATCAAAAAATGCAGTTTGTAAATTATCTGGTAATTCTAACTTATCTATTAAATAGTCTAAAGATTGTTGACCCATTATTGCTCGAATATCTTTGTAGTTTCCTACAATGTCTTCTTGCATTTGTTGTAGCTGAGGTAATTCTTTAGTATCCATACCTGTTTCTACACCCATTTCATTTAGATCATTAACAAACTTTTGTTCTAAGTATTTTCGTAACTCATCTTTAAGCAATTCATCTTGCATGCTTTTCATATCAGAATTACGTACGACTACTTGATGTGAAAAAGGTCTTTTAGCTTTTTCTCCTAGTAATAAATCTATAACTGGTTTAATTATATTGTAACTACGAAGTTTAGCAGGAAAGCCTTTTGTTTTATGTTTTTCAGAGTTATAAGGATTGATTACATAATTATAATCTGCTTCGGATAGATTACCGTTGTAAGCATCATAGTATTTATGCATATGCGATTTGTGTTGACTAGAAAACTGAGTTCTGTCAATAAAGGCATTTATAGTTTTCTTCCCCCAATCTTTAGTTTTCCGACTTCGAGGAATCTTTTGCTTCGGAATTCTACTCATATCTACAAATTACTGAAAAAATCTTCTATTAAAAAACGAATTATTAGATTCTTCATAATTATGTTCTATCTCTTTATTATAGAGATCTTTCATATGAAACATTCCTACAAGAAGAGCAGAAACACGGTCAAAATTTCCTTTTGTGTTGTATTTTATTAACTCATCTATCAAAGCAATGTCATAAATATAATGTAAATTTAATTTTCTATCACCACCTTCTTGTGTTCCTCTTGGTGTTCTTAACCAATCACGTAAATATATTTCTGCTTGATTTTTTCTATGACTAGACCCCATAGACATACCATAAGTTCTATTTAGCTTCCGTATACGTACACCGTCTGTTTTATCAAACAATTCTGCTTCTGGTAACAAATAATTTAGAAGTCTGTGTCTTTTAGCATAGGGTATTACTTCACCTCTATCATTTTCAAACCCTATTTGTGCATTATAGTATTTTGCTAATAAAAATAAATTATAATTGTACTCATCTTGAGTTTCAGGTCTACCAACATAGGATGCAACAATCATATCATCAGGTTTAGAAAAATTATTTATTCTTTTTATAACATAAGCAGCTCCTAATGAAGCCCCATAACCATCACTAGAGTAAGGATCATGTACTATGAAATATAAATCCTCTGGTATTTTTTCTTGTTTAAACGAAGGAGCTTGATACATAATTATACAGCCTCTTACATCATCTGCTTTGTTATGAGGAAACTTTAAAACAGGTCTTACTTTATCACTAGGTTTAAACTGTATACCTGTAGAGGTTTCTATTAATATTCCGTTTACTGCCATTTTTTTATCTAATCCTGTTCTCATTAAGTCATTACGCCATGATACTAAAGC